TGTGCATGTATCTTGGAGCAGGTTGCTGGCGGTGGTCGGATTGTTCACGGAATCACGGCCTCTAATTCAGGCGCGCCTGAGGACGAGGAAATCTCGGTTGTCGAGATTCGTGACCAAGTGGTTCGCGTTATGCGCAATGCGATGCGTCCCTTCATCGGTCGCATCAACTCACCAACGATTGTTCAAGAAATTTCTGCCGCTGCCGACAAGGTACTACGTGCAATGATTGGACAAGGGTTGCTGACTGGTTTTGCTGGGTTGTCGGTCTCTCGTGACCAGGTAGATGCAACGCAGCTTAATATTGGTGTGCGTGCGTTCCCCGCCGGTCCTCTGAACTACATTTTTGCTGACATCGAATTTACGCTGGGCGGCTGATAGCGACTATTAGGAGAATACAAAAATGACTTATCCTTACACAGGAACAGCCCAGAATGCCTCCACCCAGACTGGTCTTTCGACACAGATCTTGGTGCAGGTTGACGGACTAAAGGTAGGCGGAATTCAAGAGCTGCGTACAGACCAGGCTCGGCCTCTTCGGGCGATTGGCGAAGTAGGTACAGATGGGAACATTGAGATTGTTCCTAATGCTGCAACTACGTTCAATCTAACAATTTCGCGCATTTACTTTGATCGCAAGACGATTACGGAGTCTTTGGGCCGCGCATTCCTGAATATTCAGGCTCAGCGTTACCCATTCGACATCTACATCTATGATTTTCATAATGTTCCAGCTTCGTCACTCGACACTGACTTTGATGCTTCACTGAACAGCGAAGGTATTGTCACCACGATCTACGAGAATGTTTGGATCAGCCAGTTGGGAACGACCTATTCTTCAGGTGATTATATCATCATGCAGAATATCTCTGCCCAAGCTGAATTCTGCCACAGCCACATGGGGCCCGTTTCAAATTCAATCGAGACCTCTGCTGCTAGCCGAGATTCCTTGGTTGAGTCTGACGAGGCGATCAAGAAACTACGTGATCTTGAGCGTCTTGTTGACTTGAGCCGCCCTGGTAGCCTTGATGCTCGTGCTCTGCGCGCTCTTGGTGGTCTGTCCAGCCAGCGCTGATCTCATCTTAAAAATTGAATTGCCGGTTGTAAACCCAATGCAACCGGCAATTTCTTTTTGCCAAAGGAAAATAGTATGCAAAAGAAAGAACAAAAGAGTCCCGTCATTCACCCAAGTCTTGCTGGCGGCAATCTGCCCCCTGCTCAAAAGGGCAAGTCTCGCATCGCCCCTGGTGCTCAGCGTGGATATGTTGTTGGTGACCGAGCCCCGACCCCGCCCATGAAGGTGCCTGTAATTGGCGGCCCTGTTGCGCCGGTTATCCAGGATGCCCGCAGATCGGAGCCAACTGATGAGTCGGTCGACATTGCGGCTGCGCTTGCTGCGGCGGCCCCAGAGGCACCTGATGCGCTCACAGCGGTAGATCCAGCACTTGCTGCAGCTGCCGCGAAACGCGCCAACGTGATGGACCGTCTTGTTGGATTTTCTCAGCCTCTATTTAAGCAAGCGACAATTGGCGGAATGAATTTTCGCTTCAAAATCCTTTCTCCCAGCGAGAATATGCATGTCTCGAAAATTCTTTCCGCAATGGATCCAGAAGATCAAACCATTTTCCGCAGCCGTGTGTTGAGGGTGGCGGCCGGATTGGTAGATATTGATGGAGTGACTCTTGAGTCACTTTATCGTGGGGAGCTACGTAGCGATGTTGTTTTGATGCGCTATTCAGAAATTATGAACTGGAGTTCTCCAATTCTTGACTCTGTACTTGAGGCCTATGAGCAAATCCTAAAGACTGTTCGCGAGGAATTCCAGCCTGATTTTTTAACGCAGCCCAAAACGGCCACCAAAGGCTGATTTGGGAGATCTGTAAAAAGACTCAAAAGGCTCCTTGGGACCCAGAGATTGCAGGGATGGATTCCCTGCATATGCTTTGGTATAAATCTCAAATTGAGAAGGACCGCGAGGAGCAACGCGCGGAACATATAGCAATCGCTGAGTATCTTGCTGGATTCTTAAATCCAAAAGCTGTCGCGCATGTTCGTAATGCTCGCGAAAACACCAAGAAAGTCACTGATGAAAGCCTGATCAAGTCTCTACAGAGAATCTCTGGACTATCTCGTGAAAAAGTTCTTAACAATATACGAACCCCTAAACCAGGATAAGCTGTGAACGAAAAGGACCTAATTGATCAGCTGACGTCCGCCTCCAAAAATGCGCCCAACAGTGCTGGTATGATTCGGGATATCTCTGCTGGTTTCCAGGACTTCGCCAACAACGCCCTCCGTACAGAGGGACTGACACTATTAAAGTCCGCAGTAGAAAAAATTCAGATTGACCCCTCTCAGGCCGGACAAGTTCTATCGTCTACGTTGAGTGCATTCAAGACAAAGCTTGGCGAAATCGTCAGCAAGAGTCTTGGGGACGTAATTAAAAATTCTGGTCTGGGAAACAACTCTCTTTATGATGATCTTACGGACATTGGTAAAGAAATGGCCGCACTCGCCAATATGGCGACTGATCTTGCTACCGACCCAACCAAAGCAACGGCTTTCTTTTCAGGAGTATCTAAGGGGGCAGGTGACTCCGCAGAAGCATTAAAGGGGATGGTCAAGACATTCGGCGAGATCAAAGTGCTTGACGTCGTGGGCGATCTGGCGACTAGCGCCGACAAATTTGAGCAAGCGCTGATTTCTCCATTCACCGCATACCAAAAACAGGCCGCCGAGTTTGCTCGTAAAAAAGGCAATGTTTTCTCCGACTTGCTCGGTCGCGGTCCAGGTGACCAGACTGAAGCAGATATCGACGGGTTCAGAGATCAAATCATGGCTAGCATGAAAGATCTTCAGATCAATCTCAGGATGAGCCCTGATGAAGCCAATGCCAGTGTGAAAGCAGTTCTTTCTGAATTCACAAATCTAAAGGCTCAAGTCGGCGACGGTATGGCGTTAAATATAGACGGCAAACCAGTACTAGATTCCATTGGATCAATGACATTGATTGCCAAGCAATTTGGTGTGACGGTCGGTGAAGTGGCTTCTCATATTAACACCTTGACTGGTATGTGGGGAGTAACTGGAGAAGAAGCTCAGTCGTCGCTGTTGTCGATTGGAAAAGCCGCCGCCATGAGCGGAATCCCAGCTGCAGAAATGTTTGAAAAGGTCACTAATTTGAACAAGGCTTTTGAACACACGGGGGATGCCACAGCTGGTCTGACGGCTATGATGGCTCAATTTGCAACCGCTATGCCGCAAAGACTGGGAATGGCTATTGTAGCCGCCGAGAAGCTAGGCAAAGGCATTGCCACGATGAGCGACGAAATGAAGGGCTTCCTTGGAATGGGTAGCCAGGCACTTGGTGGTGGCGGTAACGCAATCGAAGCTATTGTCAGGATGGAAGCTGCAATGGCGAGCGGAGACCAAGATAAAATTCGCGAAATCCAAGACGAGATGGCTCAGAAGATCGAGGAGTTGAGTGGAAGTGCTATGCTCACTCAACAAGAGGCTGTAGATACCGGTCAAGAAGAAAAGTTTTATATGCAGTCTAAGCTCGCAGAGCAGATGGGGATGTCACAAGGGCGGACAGGATATTCTGCAATGGTTGAGGGTATGCGCGGCACAACTGATGTTGGATCGCTGAACGCCGCGCCCGGTGACATGGTCGATATCTTACGAGGTGGCCAGAAGATGGCGAATCAAACAATGACTGTTGCTGAGCTACTGAAGTCTCAGACCGAAGGAAGGAGGACTGAGGCTTCTCGTGGTTATGCGCAACAGATAATGCCTGGGGCAGAAAACTTGAGAGGGGAAGGCCTGGAAATCACTCAGGCTGCGCTTGGAAATCAAGACGGTACGGGAGCTGGCATTGGCTCTCTCTTACGTAATTTACGTAACCAGCTTAGCGGCATTCCAGTGAGAAATAATGAAGCAGACTTAGATATAACTCATGTTTCGCATGCCATTAGTAGTGAAACCCAGGGAAGCCAGCTGGCAAATCTTTCTCTCGGGGAGACCGAGGGTAGCCTTAGCAATACTGCTGGTGGCGCTGTACTGTCCAGCTCAACTCAGGCAATTCAGTTGGCGGGAATAGCTCAAGTCGAAACAATGACATCACTCACTGATACGATGCAAGCACACGGAGTCCTTACTGAGACGTCATTAAAAGCCAACACAGAGGCTATGAGTGCATTGACTGCAGTTCTCTCTAGCGGAGAAGGCAAAAATATAAACATTACTGTGTCGGCTACACCAGGAGCAGGCAATGAAGAGCTTGCCAAGGCAATTAAACGCGCGCTAGGCGATCCAGCATCATGGTGATATTATGGCAAAATTAAATCCGTTAGATATAGTTGACCAGCCAGATCGGGATGCCGTACTAGGTAGAAATCTAGTTAGGTGGAGCACTCCTACGTTCGGCTATGTCGACATGTACATTAACCCTCAAGGGATAACCATATCAGACAAAAAGAGCCTTACCTCAACGCGTACTAAAGCTGGTTTCATCCTGCAGTATGCAGGTGAAGAGCTTACCGACATCTCAATCACTGGTACGACTGGTTCTGCAGGTATGGAGGGAATCAATATACTTGAGGCGGTGTATCGTTCAGAGCACATAGGCTTCTCCAGGATTGCTGAACAACTGGATCAGGATGCTGCTGCACAGTTAGTGACGAATGCAGCTGGCAATTTTGCCAGTGCGCTTGGTGCTGACTCATCAGTTCTTTCTGTAATAAACACGCTAACATCAACTCCTTCATTGAGCTGTGCCAATCAGCCATTTCCATCTCTTGCTTCTCTCGCTGCTGCGGTTGAAATGAGGTTTCAAGGACTCACTTATCGTGGATACTTCACTGCATTTAGTGTAACAGAGAGTGCGAGTTCGCCAGGCATTTTCGAATACCAGCTCAACTTTGCGTCCTTTTCGAAACTCGGAGTCAGACGAAACTTTATGCCGTGGCATCGCCAGCCAGTTAATCCTGCGGATTCAAATCAAAAGGATAACTTTTCTTTTGCTAGAGGGGAAGAGGTTGTTGCTCGTGCAGATTATCTTGCTCCTGAGCCGCCCCCTACTGCGCCTGGCTCAATCAAGAATATCCTTCGCTCTCGTGCGCTGGGTAGGCAGGGCGCCGATCTCGTCGACCTTGCTCAGTTCGCACCCATTCGCAGACGATAAATTACGGAGATAGACAATGCCGATTTTTCAGGGCACAGCCAAAAATCGTTTTACCTCATTCAATCCAACAGAGAGTGGTGGGAGCCTGACAACAGGATTAGCCAAAGCTCTTGGTTCTGTCTCTTCGTTTGTCAAAGGTAAAGCCTTCATCGATTCATTTGTAGAGGACGGCTCAGTCGATATGCCTGGCCTACAAACAAATGATTCTAGATACACAAATCTAAAGAAGCCGTCGAGGCGCGTGCAACTTGTTCAACAGCCTAAGGCGACCATTCTTGTTAAGAAGAAACAGTTCGCTTCTTTGCGTACAAACTATGAGGTCAAATATCTTGATTCGGATGAAAAGCTTTTTCTCAAGTGTATTAAAACGCTACTCAAGCGTAAGTGTGATGAGATTGCTTTTTACGAAAGTCTAATTAGCTTTAATTCTATTTATGAATCGGGCGGATTCCTTAATATCGACCGGCTTGTTGACTCCGTGTCAGAGGGTTTTCTTGGCATACTTATCGACACAATCGGCGTATCTGGAATTAGCGACATAGTTTCAAATTTCGCTGCAGACACAATTCTAAGTAACGGTGGGGTCGTCGGACTTCCTGCTGGAGAAAAAGAAAACCTTGCTAAGAATCTTGATTTTCTTGGGGATCTCTATAGACTGAAGCAGAAAAACGAGCTGGCCAAAGCCTCTGCATACACTCGGTGGGTCGAAGCTCCTTATGCATCTGACACCACGGGCATCGGCCCTGGCACAGGAACAATTGAGCTCAACTTAGTTTCATCAATCCGTACAACGACTAGCGTCAGCTCTTCTGCGGGCAACTGCAATCTAGATATAGAAGATCCTTACCAGCTGATGCTAATTACAGATGCCGATATTGAAATCGCTGTCCGAAATGTGACATCTCTAACAAGTGGCATGGCAGCAGTCGCTGGCCCCAACGCATCAATCAAGGCCTTGCTCGCTCAATCTCTTGACATTCGTCTGACGGAATCTCGCAAACGTCGGAAACAACCCGCAATTGTATTTACTTTTGAAGACGGAGATCCTGTCTTCGAAATTACAGAAATCCAAGAAATTCCTGGAGAAGATGTTCTTGACGAGCTTGGAAATCTAACAGGGATGAGAACTGCCCCAATTTCTTTTCCTACCTCTGCCATTGAGCAAAAAGATTACTTTCGCTTTAAACAGGCTGGCGTCTGTCCAGAAGAGATTGGGCTTATAAACCAAATTCTCAAGACCCTGCGAGACTATAATTCTGACATGCAGCTATCTGCAGATGTCTTTGCAAATCTTAACGTTGATACCTCTGTACTGCGCCAGCGCATGCGTAGAGATTTTCTTGGCCAATATTTGATTCAGCCCATGGACCAAATTAGTGTGTTCATGAATAGCAATGCGACAAATATGTCTACCTTTGGCGATGGTGTAGGCAATCTTGATGCCTCAATTTCTTCTGAGAAACAAGCCATCTCTCTTGGTATGATTGAGCAAGAGAGGGCCGAGATTGCCCCCTCAATCCCGCTTTTTTTATATGGAGCAATTCGAAATCGCAAGATTTATCGATCAGATGGGAACTGCGTATTTACTGGATTAGCAGATGTACTCAGTGACGAGTATTCTGCCTCGAATGGCAAGTTTTCTCTTGGCGTGTCTTGCAAAGATATGACAGAATATCTTCAGCTTGGTAGATTCACATTTAAGCCTGGGCTGAATAATACCTTTGGGCTTGTACACGACCCATTGACTCCATTTGATCTCAATGCCGCTATCGACCCCGCGACAGGCCTAGTCGATGGCAGCAATGGACTCCAGCTATTAAGTCAAAACAAACTACGCCTGCCTTATCTGTCGACCTACTATGGTCCAAATGCAGGTCGCAAGGTAGGGACCGAGGCTGGTCTAATCACAGATAAAGAGGAAACTTTTGTCTTGAACCACACGCCAGGTTTAATCTACAAATGGAAAGAAGGTATAATGACCGCTACCCCCAGTGCTCCTGGTCCAGAGATCCTTCGTGGCATCTCGGGCAGTAAGCTTGGCGGGCAATTCGGTGGATTCTCTGCTGTTGAAAGCCCGTTCGCAGGTCTTGACGCAGCAAACATTGCCAGCATATTGATTTGTGGCAAGCCCTACGACTATACGACATTTCTTCAGGGAATAAAGTCTTTCGGCGGATTCTCTCCTGATGCAACCAATGGCACTCGGCATTTCTTCAATGCGCTATTTGATGCAACAGGAAGGATGGCTAAATTTTATGGTGATTTCATTCCTGCAAAAGATGCAAGTCTTTCTAAAGATGCAGTCATTGCTGCCGCAGAGATCACCAGAACTATCGAAGGACTTAACGGATCAATACAGAAACTACTATCTGAGCGAGCCAAACTGCAAAGCCAAAGAATTGTTGTAGCGAAAGACCCCAGTGCGTCGGCTGTTCTTGCGACCCGCATCTCAA